GGTATGAAGAAAAAGCTCACTTCATCCAAGACTGCAAACGATCCAAATAGCCGGATCAATAAAAGTCTTAGGGCGTGGAACTGCTGAAATGCCTAGCACCAGCAAGAAGCAGCATAACTTCATGGCAGCAGTGGCTAACAACCCTGCATTTGCTAAGAAGGCGGGGGTCTCACAAGCTGTGGGGCAAGAGTTCGTCAAGGCCGACAAAGGCCGCAAATTTGCAGAAGGTGGTGAAATGAAAGAGTCCAAAGCAATGGAAAAGCGTCACGTTGCAGCCATGAAGAAGGCTGGCGTTCCCAAGAAGATCGTGAAAGAAGAAATGGCTGAAGCTGCCGCTATGAAGAAGGGTGGCTTCGTGCGTTCCGCTGATGGGGTTGCCAAGAAAGGCAAAACTAAAGGCACCATGATTGCCATGAAACGTGGCGGGAAGTGCTGAAATGGCTGACACCAAAAAACCGGTAGCGGCGGATACGACCGCAACGTCGCAACAGCCGATGACCCCGGCTGAAATCCAGATGATGCAGGACGCTAAGGACAAGAAGGAAGCGCAACGGCGCGACCAGATGCGTCCTAATCTTGGCGAGAAAAAGTACAAGAAAGGCGGATACGTTCGCGCCGCCGATGGCGTTGTCAAGCGTGGCAAAACCCGAGGGCGGATGCTGTGAGAGCGTCACGAGGCATGGGGGATATTAATCCCGCAAAAATGCCTAAGGGGGCTAAGCGCCCCCGACGAGATGACACCGACTTCACACAATACGCCGCTGGCGGAAAGGTGGGTCTGTATGAAAATATCAATCGCAAGCGTAAAAGAATTGCTGCGGGATCTGGCGAGCAAATGCGCAAGCCGGGGCAAAAAGGTGCTCCAACGGCTCAAGCTTTTGTTCAGTCGGCAAAAACCGCCAGAAGGTAGCAAATGACTACAACCGGTACAGCAGCATTTAATCTGGACGTAAACGACCTCATTGAAGAGGCGTTTGAGCGTTGCGGCAGTGAGTTGCGTACTGGTTACGATATGCGTACCGCACGTCGGTCATTGAACCTTTTGACGATTGAGTGGGCAAACCGGGAGATCAACCTGTGGACTATCGAGGAAGGCTCTATTCCTTTGGTGCAGGGTACGATTGCCTATAACCTTCCGGGCGATACGATTGACTTGTTGGATCAAGTAGTCCGTACTGGGACTGGTCAAGGTCAGCAGGATATCAACATCAATCGTATTTCAGAGTCCACATACTCCACGATCCCTAATAAGAACTCGCAGGGCCGGCCCATTCAGGTGTGGATCAATCGTCGTTCAGGTGCCGTTGAGCCGGTTAGTGGAGTTGCCTACCCGCAAATCAATGTGTGGCCTGCGCCCGATCAGTCTAATTTGTACACGTTCGTGTACTGGCGCATGCGTAGGATTCAGGATGCTGGGTCTGGGGTCACGACTCCGGATATCCCCTTCCGGTTCCTTGAGTGCATGGTCGCTGGACTGGCGTATAAGCTGTCGCTTAAGCTGCCCAATATGGACATGAACCGGGTCATTGGTCTTAAGACGGATTACGAGCAGCAGTTCCAGTTTGCCGCTGAAGAAGACCGCGAGAAGGCCAGCATTCGTTTTGTGCCCCGCATCATCAACTATAGGTGACGCATGGCTGGGCCTAAGTACGCATCTGGCAAGCACTCAATTGCGGAGTGTGACCGCTGCGGTCAGCGGTACAAGCTCAAGGAGCTACGCAAGTTAGTCATCAAGACTAAGCAGGTTAGTATCAAAGTTTGCCCAGAGTGCTGGGACCCGGATCATCCGCAATTGCAGTTGGGTATGTACCCGGTGTATGACCCGCAGGCTGTACGAGAGCCGAGACCGGATACTAGCTACTACCAGTCAGGGCTAAATGCCCTTCAGGTACCTGATGGTGGTAGCCGGGTGATCCAGTGGGGCTGGAACCCTGTTGGTGGGGCTAGCGGGTTTGATACAGCTTTGACCCCTAATTACTTGGTTTTACAGGCCCAAGTTGGTACAGTTACAGTTGAGACAGGAGCATAAAATGGCTGAATACAAGCAACCACAGTCGGTCCCGGTGCCAACCGTTACCAGCCGTCTGACCGCTAATGAAGTAAACATGTCCGTGGGCAGTATCTCGCGGCATGCTGATGGGGCTACTAAAACTTCTGGCGTAAAGATCCGTGGTACTGGCGCGGCAACTAAAGGCACGATGGCTCGCGGCCCGATGGCGTAATCATGAATTACTCTGAACTTGTCGCGTCGATCCAAGCGTATACGGAAAACATCTTTCCGGATGTTACGCTTTCCGATGGCTCAACTGAAACTACGGCTGAGCAGGTTAATCGGTTCATTCAGCAGGCCGAGCAGCGGATCTACAATACAGTTCAGTTCCCGTCACTGCGTAAAAATGTGACTGGTAACGTGTCAACCTCGACGCCGTATCTTAGTGCCCCGGATGACTACCTAGCAACGTACTCCTTGGCGGTGATTGACGGTAGTGGGAATTACGAGTACCTGCTGAACAAGGACGTGAACTTCATCCGGGCTGCTTATCCAAACGCTTCTGATGTCGGACTGCCTAGATACTACGCACTGTTTGGTCCGCAGACAAACAACATGACAGAGTTGTCCTTCATGTTGGGGCCAAAGCCTGATAGCGCGTATACCGTAGAGCTTCATTATTTTTATTACCCAGAGTCGATCACAACAGCTGGTACTACTTGGCTAGGGGACAACTTTGATTCTGCCCTGCTCTATGGGTCACTTGTTGAGGCGTACACCTTTATGAAGGGCGAAGCTGATATGCTGGCTTTGTATAACGGGAAGTACAAAGAGGCATTGGATATGGCTAAACGCCTTGGTGATGGGATGGAGCGTCAGGACGCTTACCGTGCTGGGCAGTACCGGCAAAAGGTGGTCTAAATGGCGATTTTGCAAACCGCGACAACAAGCTTCAAAGTGGAGCTTATGCAGGGGGTCCATAATTTTGGCCCTACGTCGCCAGATACGTTTAAGATTGCGTTATATACCGGTAGTGCTACGCTAGATGCCTCTACTACGGCATATTCAACAACTAATGAAGTGGTGGGTGCGGGGTATGTTGCAGGTGGCGAAACGCTAACTATTAGTGTATCCCCCACTTCAGGAGTGAATTCAGGTAACATACCCGTTGCGTATATCTCTTTCGCGAATGCTACATGGGTCGGGGCGTCGTTTACGGCTCGCGGCGCATTGATCTATAACAGCAGTAAGGACAATAGATCAGTAGCAGTACTTGACTTTGGTTCTGATAAGTTGTCGTCTACTGATTTCGTAATCATCATGCCAGCGGCAGACGCGAACAACGCGCTAGTCCGCATCGCTTAATAGGAGCTTGTCATGGCAAATGCAATTTACCCGAAGTATAAAGAAGGCATTCTTCAGAGCGCCGCTAACACCAACATGGCTTCTGGCACGGTGAAAGTCGCGCTGGTTGATACTGGCACATACACTTACTCTGCTACTCACCAGTTTTATTCGTCGGTGACTGGTGTAGTCGGAACCCCGCAAACCATCGGTACGAAGACGTTCACAAACGGTTTGTTCGATGGGAGTGATGTGACCTTCACAGCAGTGACGGGAAACTCGGTCGAGGCTTTGATCATCTACGTTGATACCGGCACTGCGGCTACTAGCCCGGTGGTTGCTTATATCGACACCTCAGTGACTGGCCTGCCAGTCACTCCCAACGGCGGGGACATTTCAATTACTTGGAACGCAAGCGGCATCTTCCAACTGTAAGTCGTAGTGTCTCTAAGGGCAGGCCGTACCCCGGCCTGTCTTAATCCTATGTAGAACGGTATTAGCATGGCGACAGGGACATGGGGTTACGGTGGTTGGAGTTCAGACTCGTGGGGAGGCACCGTCACCCTTGAGCCAAGTCTGCTCGTCAATAGCCAGACTTTTTATGCCCCAACAGCCACTAAGGGCCCCGTTTATATAGCCCCTGCGCTGTTCACTAACAGCCAGACGTTCTATTCGGCTACAGTTAATCGCGGTACGGTCACACTAACCACGTCGCTATTAACTAATAGCCAGACGTTTTACACCGCTAGTGTAGCTGCTACTAAGACTCTAGCCCCGTCGCTATTAACTAATAGCCAGACGTTTTACACCGCTAGTGTAGCTGCTACTAACGCACTAGCGCCCGCGTTATTTACTAATAGTCAGACATTCTACGCTGCGTCTGTCAGTCGTGGGGCGGTGACTGTAGCTCCGTCGCTGTTCACGAATAGTCAGGTTATTCTGACTCCTACGGTTACGGCTCTTAAGACGTTATCCCCGTCGCTATTAACTAATAGTCAGACTTTTTACTCTGCGGCTATAGCGGCTACTAATACGCTTATTCCCGCGTTATTTACTAATAGTCAGACATTCTACGCTGCGTCTGTCAGTCGTGGGGCGGTTACTTTGGTTCCAAGTCTGGTTAATAATAGCCAGATATTTTATTCTCCAGCCGCTATTAAAGGTGCGGTCACTTTAGCCCCCAGTCTGGCGACTAATTCGCAGACATTCTATTCGGCAACTGTAAACAGTCTTTATGGGATTGCCGCCCCGCTTACTACAAACACCAGCGCATTTTATGCGCCCAGCGTTGTCTACACCGAATATAGATACGCAAGACCAGATGCCGACGTATCTACTGGGGATTGGACTCCAAGCACGGGTACAGAGCTATACCCTATGATTGACGAGGCGACGCCCGTTGATACGGATTACATTCAGACAACGGCGGCTACAACTTGCGAAGTTGCGCTTAACCCGGTCGTAGACCCACAGTCTTCGGTTGGGCACACGATTCGGTACCGTGCACAAAGTTCGGTTGGCTCGACCTTGATCGTGCGGTTAAAGCAAGGTAGTACCACTATTGCCACAGACACGCGGGTTGCTGTCAGCGGGTCATGGACTACGTACAACTACACCCTTAGTGCAGGGGAAGCAAATTCGATCACCGATTATGGGGATTTACGTATAGAGCTTGAAGCAGCCTGATGATAAACTTGAGGATGATACCGGGAATGTTATGACCATTATCTACCGTGAAACCAAGGGGTCTGCGTTATCGTACTCAGAACTCGACGGCAATTTTCAAGACACGATCATCGCTGTGCGGGTGTTCCGAGATGGTCTTAACGCTAACGACACGCTTGCCGAGGACGTTTTTGGTTTGTGCATGGATCTGCACTACCAAGCTGACCACGCCACCACCCCCAATAAATCGCCGCCGTTCGTCTGATCATGCCCAATATAGGCCAACAGGTTATCGTCACGTTAAGTACGGGCGAGGAAGTCTGGGCTTGTTGGTCTGGGCTGGATTGGTACGTCGAGCTTGATGATAGTCCTGATACTGCGCCTTTAGACGGCCTCGTTGTTAGCTGGAGGCTTGTCTAATGGCGATCACTTACCTCGGTGATGGTGGTCAGGGCAGTGGTAGGGGAAATGTAACCTACTCAATTCCAAGCGGGACGCAGAACGGCGACCTATTGTTGATGGTCATTGAGACCGCTAACGAGACTGTCGCAGAACCGGGTGAATGGTTAGACGTACCCAGTTCCCCACAAGGCGTTGGCACTGCTGGCAGCACGACTGCAACCCGACTCAAGATCCTGTACAGGTGGGTTGATGGCACGTCCATTAACACCACGGTTACCGATCCCGGAAACCACCAGACTGGGGCGATCTTAGCGTTTCGAGGCGTCGATCCGACGAACCCGTTTAACGCCAGCGCCGGAAGCACAAAAAGCACATCAAACACTAGCTGCACGTTCCCGTCGATTACAACGACGGTAGATAACTGCTGGGTGTTGCTGGCTGAAGCTCACGCACTGCCTGACTCCAATTCAAACGGGCAGACAGACGGCCAGACAATGGCGTCTCTGTCGAGCCTGACAGAGCAGGTTGACTACAACACGGCGCAGGGGAACGGCGGCGGCTTCTCGGTTGCTACTGGACTTAAATCCACGGCGGGTTCCACTGGCACTGGCTCGGCAACGCACTCTGTAAACACTGCCGATGCGACGATCACGCTGGCGCTGGCTCCGGCTCCTGAAGCCCAAGACCTGACGCCGGATCGGTATGACAACACAAACAGTTTCTTCACTCCGACTGTTACTGCCGCCGCAGTAGTCTTAGCGCCGGATCTGTACACGAACGCGCAGACGTTCTATACGCAGACGGTTACTGCTAGTAACAGCCTTACTCCGTCTCTGTACACCAATACACAGACGTTCTTCACCCAGACGGTTGCTGCGAGCTACGGACTTGTACCCAGTCTGGTAACGAATACCCAGACGTTTTACTCTCCGGAAGTTACTCGCGTCGGTATCACTTTATATCCGCCGCTGTATACGAATAGCCAGTCGTTCTTTACTCAGGCGGTTGCGGCTAGTTACAGCCTTACGCCAGACTTACTAACTAATACCCAGACGTTTTATGCTCCGGAAGTCACTCGCGGCGCGGTAATACTGGCCCCGTCGCTGTATACCAACGCGCAGACGTTCTACTCGTCAACGGTATCTGCTAGTAAGACTCTGGCACCCTCGCTGTACACGAACACGCAGACGTTCTACAGCGCCTCAATCTCGACAACCAATCCGATTAGCGTACAGGTTTCGTGGGTTGAGTTTGATGTTGTAGATACAACGACTACGTCGCTGTTTGCACCGTTCCTCGGCAACATTAACTCGTTCTATCCGGCGACGGTTAATCGAGGGTTGTGGACGGTCGCACCCAATCTGGTCACTAATACTCAGACGTTCTACACCCCGGCAGTATCTGCTAGCAAGACGCTTAGCCCGAATCTGGTAACTAACGATCAGACGTTCTATGCGCCGACCGTTGCAGGAAGCTACACACTTGCACCTAGTCTGGTTACGAATACCCAGACGTTCTATGCGCCGACGATTGAGCGGGGGCTGTCGCCGAGTCTCGTTACTAATAATCAGACGTTTTATGCGCCCGAGGTGCAGGCTATTTACGCCCTCGCTCCGGGGTTGGTCACTAATACCCAAGTATTTTATTCACCAGACGCGCAAGCTAGTTACGAGCTTGCTCCGAGCCTAGTTACCAATAATCAGACGTTCTACGCAGCGACGGTTACTCGCGGTGCCGTATCGCTTGCTCCAAGTCTCGTTACTAATAATCAGACGTTTTATGCGCCCGAAGTGCAGGCTATCTATGCCCTCGCTCCGGGGTTGGTCACTAATACCCAAGTATTTTATGCGCCCGAAGTGCAGGCTAGTTACGAGCTTGCTCCGAGCTTAGTTACTAATAATCAGACTTTCTACGCATCGTCAGTTACCGCCAGCGCGACACTGGACCCTAGTCTTGTTACTAATGCCCAAGTATTTTATTCGCCGGAAGTGCAGGCCAGTTATACGCTTGTACCGAGCCTAGTTACTAATACCCAAGTATTTTATTCACCAGACGTGCAAGCTAGTTATGGGCTTGCCCCGAGCCTAGTTACTAATAATCAGACTTTCTACGCATCGTCAGTTACCGCCAGCACGACACTGGCCCCGACGCTATACACTAACAACCAGACTTTCTACGCATCGTCAGTTACCGCCAGCGCGACACTGGCTCCGGCGTTATATACCAACAATCAGACGTTTTATTCGTCGGAAGTGCGGGCTAGTTACGCCCTTGCTCCTAGTCTTGTTATTAATAATCAGACGTTTTATGCGTCTGAGATGCAGGCTAGTTATGCGCTTACACCGAGCCTAGTTACTAATAATCAGGCATTTTTTGCGGTAACCGTAGAAATTGGCCCACCGGCTGGGACGTGGGGGTATAGAACTTGGGGGTATGGCCCTTGGGGCGGCGATACTAATGCGGTTATTGAGCCTAGCGTATACATAAACGCCCAGACGTTTTATGCGGCTGTTATAACGCCGGGGTCGGTCACGCTTGCTCCTAGTCTGGTGGTTAATAGTCAGACATTCTACGATGCGGCGGCTGTACGTGGACTCACTCCGAGTCTGGTAACTAATACTCAGAGTTTCTACCCTGCGGTTATTAGTAGAGGGGAGGTACTCCTTGCACCGGAGCTGGTGACCAATACCCAGACGTTCTACGATGCGGTGGTCACAGCTAGTTACTCGCTTGCACCGAGTCTGGTAACTAACGATCAGACGTTCTACGACGCGGCAGTTAGTGCCGGGGCCGCTACTGTAGCCCCGGACCTAGTTACCAATAATCAGACGTTCTACAGCGCGGCGGCTACGTCTAGCTACTCGATTGCGCCTAGTCTGGTCACGAATACCCAGACGTTCTACGACGCGGCAGTTAGCGCAGGGGCCGTTACTGTAGCCCCGGACCTAGTTACCAATAGTCAGACGTTCTATGCACCAACTGTTGGCATTGATAGCTATACGTTATCTCCTAGTCTGGTCACGAATACCCAGACGTTCTACCCCGCTGTAGTTAGCGTAGGGGCCGTTACTGTAGCCCCGGACTTAGTTACCAACAGTCAGACGTTCTACACGATATCGGTTGGGCGGGGCCTCACCCCGAGTTTGGTAACCAATACTCAGACATTCTATACACCCACGGTCGCTCGGGGCGCCGTAACGCTAGCTCCAAGTCTTGTAACTAACAATCAGACTTTCTACTCCGCTGTAGTTAGTCGAGGGGCTGTAACACTCGCGCCGAGTCTGGTTACCAATACTCAGACTTTCTATCAATCTGCGCTTTCGACCACTTACTCGCTTTATCCGAGTTTGGTCACTAACACCCAGACGTTTTACACACCCTCTGTATCAACGAACTATACCGTTGCCCCCGGACTGGTAATAAACGTCAGTACGGTGTTTGAACCGTCCATCAATCAGTACGTGTTTGTTTACGTAACTGGCGTGGAGGCACAGACTGAGATTGGGTCGGTACTTGTCTGGGGGCTTGACGATACTAGCCAAGTTCCGGTATGGACGGATATAATTGTTGCACAGGCAGCTACGTGGGCTTCGAGTGATACCACACAGGCTCCAGACTGGTCGGCTATCTCAGACTCACAAAACCCGCTGTGGGTTCCGGTCAGTACAACGCAGTCTGCCACATGGAATAATGTTACTGGCGTACAGTAACTAGGAGATTTGAATGCCTACTAGCTATACACCCCTTCTTGGTCTGGCTCTTCCCGCAACGGGCGAGTTGTCAGGCACTTGGGGAACGACGGTAAACACCGCTATTACGTCCTTGTTGGACTCAGCGGTTGCTGGTACTACTACGCTGACTACAGATGCCGATGTAACGCTTTCTACTACGCAAGGTGCAGACAATCAGTCCCGTAATGCAGTTATTCTCTGGACGGCTAGCGGTACGGTAACTAGGAATATCACGGCTCCAGCGGCAAGTAAGGCGTACATCATCATTAACGCTACTACTGGCACTCAGTCTATCGTTATCCGTGGTGTTGGGCCGACTACTGGGGCTACCGTTTTAGCGGGGCGCAAAGCACTTGTAGTATGGAATGGGGCGGATTTTGTTGAGGTTGCTGGCGGCAAGGTAGATCTGACTGCGGATGTCACTGGCACTCTTCCGGTAGGGAGCGGCGGTACTGGCGCTACCGCGCTGACACTTAATAATGTCTTGTTGGGTAACGGCACTTCAGCCGTACAGGTAGTTGCTCCGGGAACGTCAGGCAATGTGTTGACTTCTAATGGGACAACGTGGGTTGCAAGTGCGCTGCCTGCCGGTGGTATCACCTACACGAAAAAGACCACAACATACACCGCCGTAGATAAAGACGGGATTATTGCTGATACGTCAGGCGGCTCATGGACTTTGACCCTTCCGGCAACTCCTAGCACTGGGGTTCAGGTTTTTGTAGCAGATGGCGCTGCGTGGGGTACGAACAATCTGACGGTGGCACGAAACGGATCGACTATCGAAGGTCTTGCTGAAGATCTGACGCTTGATATCTCCGGCGCGGAAGTGCAGTTTATCTACGACGGTACAACGTGGCAGGTGTATGCGCAGATTGGGGGTAACGGTGGCACTGTGGTCACA